GTGGCCGCGGACTCAAACTGCCCGTCGGTCAAATGCCGGTGCCATGCGACGACCTCTTGGTCGCGCTCGTAGCTCATGCCGATCAGAACACCGTCGCCGCGGACGGCCCAGAGGACGGCATCCGGCTGTTGCTGGAAGGCCAGTTCAACAAGTTCGCCTTGGGTCACATGCTCGGAGAGAACGGTCAGATCCGGCGCAACCCACCCGTCCTGTTCAAACTTGTAGACCAGTTCGCGCACCTTGCGCCCGCGGCGCTGGACGAAAAGCAGGACGTCGTTGAGCAGGACGGCTCGCATATACTTTGATCCGTAGCTGGCCTGCCTGCGGGCGCTGATGTTGGTCGAGGAAAAGGGTTCGCTGTCGGTCGCGCCGCCTACCGTCCACTCGTCGCCGGAGGTGCCGACAATCAACTGCTTTTGCGAGAAGATCCAGTTGATGCGGTTGCCCTCGTTGCTGGCGATGGTGAAGGACAGCCCGTCGTCTTCTTTGCTGCCCAGTTGGAAGTTTTCAAAGTCATCCACCTTACTGCACCAGACGGTGTTCGGCTGGCTGGCGGTGCCGCCGAAGCAGAGGCGCTGTTCGTGGAAGGTGACGGTGCGTGGGTAACCGCGCAGGGCGCTAAACGCGGCCTCGCTCCACTGGGTGGTTCCGGTGATGACCGATCCCAGCCACTTGTTGACCGTTGCTCCCGCGCTGGTGCCGCTGGCCACGCTGTTGAGGGTGAAGGTGCCGCCGCTGTTGAAGTCGGTGGATTCCAGAAAGACGCGGGCGTTGGTGTTGCTGGCGTAGTTAAGGATCTGAAGTTTTAGTCCGACGCGCTCGGTTTCGGTGCCGGTCGCGGTGAAGTTGCGGGCCGTTCCCAGCGAATTAAACTCCCGCACCACTTCGTAGGCGGTGAACCCGCTGCCTCCGTCCTCGTCCATTTCCTTCTGCGGGATGCGGAGGATGCGGACGGTGCCGATCCATGTGCCAACGGTGGTGATCGTCCAGTCGCCTTGGATGTCGAGCGTGTCGGTCGAGGTCTTGTTGGAGTCAATGGTCAGATTGATCGATCCGCTGGTGCGCGGCCACTGGATGGCCCACTGGCTTCCGACATGACCGGCCACGAAGGTCGAGGCGCTGGCGGTCAGCGTGGTGGTGCCGCTCGACGCACTGGAGGCAATGGTCACCGCGCTGGTATTCATGTCGCGCAGCGGCGGGTAATCAAAGGCCACGGTGGCCAGCGTCCAGTTTGTGTCGCTCACGCGGGAGAGTTTGCGCGGGGCGTGGCTCCCGTGGGCCAGATACATGATGTCGTTTAGCTGCGCGTATTGGATTTCGCGCAGATCGTCCTCGGTGTAGGGGGTGACGATTTCCAAGGGCGCACCGCCGGACTGCACCAAACTGTTGTTGCCCCAGACGCGCAAGTAGAGGTGGCCAAACTCCAAGACAAAACGGGTGGTGGTGGAAAAGTTAAAGGGGATCAGTCGGCAGCGTCGGTTGGGTAGCTTGGCCTCGCCCAGATACTCGGTGCCGCTGCGCCGGTAGACGCCTCCGTAGGGCAAGACGACCATGTTCTCCAGACGTCGGCACCCGCTGCGGTATTTGGCGACGTCGGTGCGGGCGTCCATGTAGGGCGATAGTTCGCCTCCGTTGAACGCGGTGACTAATAGGTTGGCCATGACCTATTGGCTGGACGGGAACTTGGTGTAGCGGGCGGCGACAAGGTCGCTGTTCGTCCACGGCATCTTGCGCCGGAGACGCTCCTCAAAGGCGTCGGCCATGCGGGCCTTGGGGCCGGTGATGGCTTCGTATTCTTGCAGCAACTCCTGCGGCATGTTGCGGCTTCCGGTGAGCGGGCCTGCCAAACGCGAGGCCAGCATGGTGGCCAGCGCATGGACAAAAAGTGGGTGGTAAAACGATCCGTCCTCCACGCGGGCAACATACCGGATGTTGGCCTCCTCGGCGTTGGTCAGAAGCTGATCGGCTTCGACACTAAACTCCCCCAGCCTTTCGTTGGGTTCGTAGCCATTGAGTTGGACGACGCGCAGGCAATCGACCGGCAACTGGTAGGCGCTCTCCCATTCGCTCTGCGGGGCGGTGGCCAGCTTGTTGAGCGCGGCGCGACGCATGGCGAAGTTCCAGCGATGCCCTTGCAGGACTTCGTCGCGGGTTTGGGCGAAGAAACGGTTGCAAAACTGGGCCTGCTTACTGTCGTCGGTCAGCGCCATGATCGGGCTGATGCCCAGCTTGGCCAAAGCCAAGTTGCAGATGGAGGTTTCGTCGGCCATGAAAGTTAGAAAGGTGGCAGGCGTTTATTCGCGGCCTGCCAGCGCGTTAATCAGTCGGGACTTACAGTTTGTAAGCGATGAGGAAGCTGATTTTCTTCCCTGCGGTCACCGCATTGGTGCGGGTGATCGCGGCGACCACACGCTGGGTGGCCTCGGTCACAACGTGACGGGGCAACACGCTGGTCGCCACGGCGGGGGTAACCGCCGCGGAACCCGCGGTGCTGCTGTTGATGCTGATGCTCGTCGCGCTGTAGCGGTCGGCGTCAGCGGCATCCCCAATGGTGGGGATGGCGATAACGGAACCGCCCATGCTCGCCTCGTTGGAGACGCGCCAGAGTTCCGGCAACGGCGTTGCGCCCACGGGCAGAACGGCAACTTCGATGTTGTCGCCTGTGGCCGCTTCGGTGCCGGTGCAGGTGTAGGTCGCTTCCGCGTAGCGGACGTCTCCGTTGGAGAGGTCGGCGCTGACGCGGTTGCGGACGTTGAGGGTTAGATCGCTCGGAGCGATGTCGGTGTAGAAGGTAGCCATGTTGGTTGTTCTCCTTGGTTAGTTGTTAGAGGACTTCGTCACACGGGACTTCGACGACTTTGGCTTCCTGCATGCGCGTTGCGCCCAAAGAGGCGACAGTGCGGATCTGCAAGGCGTGGCTCTTGTCGGCACGGATATCGACATGCACTTTGCGTCCCGCGTCGGCCAGCTTGATGCCGGACTTGACGTAGGCGAAGCAGGTGCGGACGCCGGTTCCACTCGCGTAGGGCAGGAGGCCGGAAGCAACACGGCGGAAGGTGAATCCCATGAACGTGTTGATCTCGCCATTGACCAAGGCGCGAACGGTGTTGAAGTCGCCGCTGGTCACCTCGGTCGTGCGAAGCAAATCTTGGATCTGCTTGGCGGAAACGACCATGATGCGCGGGTCACTGTCATCAACTTCAGCGTTGGTGAGCAGGAACGCCGCTTGACGCAGCTTGGCGATGGTGAGGCCACTGTTGGCCGTCGATCCGGTTTCGACGTAGTCCACGGCGATCTTCTGCCCAGCGGGCAAAGCGGTCGCGGTGACGCCAGTCTCTCCGGTGTAGGCGTTGCCAAGGGCGGCATCGATGATCACCTTGTCGGCGGTGCGGGCATAGGCGGCGGCGTGATTGGCAACCGTCTCGCTCTGGGGAAGGCTGACCTCGCCCAGATACTCGCTGTCCCACTCGTCGAACAACGTGGCGTGTTCAAACGGATAGGGGCGAAGCCAGCGTTTGGCCAAGGCCACATCGCTGATGTTGGTGTCGGCTGCGCGGCTGGTGATGCGTTGCATCTCCACTGCGCCCATTTGGTTGTAGGATTTCTCCTTGCCGCGGACTGTCTCGACGGAAACGTATTCGCGCAGCTTGGAAAGTTTCTGCTGAAGCAGATGCTCCCAGTTGCTGGAGAACTCCGTCGTGAAGTATTGCGGGATTTGATTAACGGCAGTTGCCATAATTAACTCCTTTGGTTTTGACTAAACCCACGTTATTGCGGGCCTTGTCGGGTTGATTGGTTGTGGTGTCCTCGGCGCTACCGATTATCCGCGAGCGCGGGTCGTCGGCCTTGGGCAATGCGCGTTGGACAGGCTCCACAAGGAGTTGTCTGCCTAACTGTGAGCGAGAATTGCGCTGCGCCAGAAGTGGCGCAAGGGTTTAGTCAAAAAAATTTTGGCAACGTGTCGAAGGCTTCGACATATCGACAAAACGTGTCGAAATTTCAGCGCAACGCCGCCCACAAGAATCCGCCGTTGGCGCACCCGTAGAAGAAAAAGATGACGGCCATCGCCGGATCGCCCTGCCTCCACCACCCTACCGCGGTGGCAAAGTAAAGCAGCGTGCAGGCAAGGAGCGGCCAGAAGGTCACGAAATGATTCCGTCGTTGTGCCGCGCCAGCCAGCCACAAACTTCGCTGACCAGACGCCCGATCTCTTCCACGCACTGCTCGTCCAAGTCAAAGAGACGGGCATGGACGATCTCATGGCAGGCCAGTTCAATGCCGCGGTGGCTGATCGCGTCGGGGTGGATGTAGATTGTCCGGTCGTCTTTCACGCACAGCCCGTCGTGGGTCACGCGGGCCGGTGGGCGCTGGATCTTGACCCGCCACGTTTTGCCGTCGATGGCGACACGTTTTGTAGGGGTGCGGCGGATCATTTGAGTCGGTAGTGAGGGACTGGCCGGACGCGCTCGGAGAGGCGGATGGTGAAGTTGCGCTTATCGGCCAAGCCCTGCTCGATCATCCGGCGCACTTGTGTGCTGGTGATGCACTCGCTGCGCCCGCGGGCCTTGGCCAGTTGCTTGATCGTAAACCATCCCTCCGGCACCTTTTCGACCGGAATAGTGGGCTGCGAAAGGGCTTGGCACCATTGTTCCAGTTGTTTGTCGGCTTTGATTTGTTTCATAAGGGCAGTTCGTAGTGCGGATCGAAGACCGCGATGTTCACGTTGCAGTTGGTTCCATTGAACGACCCGAAACACGCGGCGTGTCGCCATCCCAGCGTTTGCCGTCGGATCGACGAATACCCGATGTCCAACTTGATCCCGCACCCGATGTTGTAACCGATGGCTTTGTTGTGGATGCGGGCGCTCTCCATCGCTACGCGGTGGGTGTGGCCCATGACGACCGAATGGCCCACCATTTCCGCGGTGTCCCGCGCCGCCGACACGTTATACATCGCGCCGTGGGTGAATCCGGTGTCGCCCAGCATGAACATGCCGCTTCGGTGGACGCCCGCGTAGGGGATGATCTGGCACTTGAGCTTGCCCATCTCGTCCTCGATGCGGGACAGGACGCTGCTGGCCGCATAGGACAAGACCGCGTTCGGACTGTGGGCCAGTTCGGTCAATCGACTTTCGTGGTTTCCGAATAGGTAAACGTCGGGCTTGAGTTCGCGCAGGAAAGCCAGTCCCTGCATCAAGTCGTCGGCCAGATCGGCCCCGTGGTCGGCGCTGTCGCTGTCCTTGCGAGCGCCGGAGCGTAATGCGCGGGCATCGATCGCATCGCCCAGATGCAGGACGAAATCCGGCTTCCACGCTTCGCGCAGTCTCAAGATGGCGTCCAGCGCCCGCGGATCAGCCTCTGACCCGTGGGTGCATGTGCAGGCCAGAAACTTCTGCCAGCCCTTGGTTTTGTTGGCCATGATGAGCCGGTTAAACCGTCAGCATCCGGCGCACTTGGTCAACCACCTCCGCGTCACCCTCTTGGTAGCGAAGGTAAAGCGGGTTCGCCGCGTTGGTCATAATGTCCTTGGCGCGGGCGCGTGTGCTGCTCACTCCGGTCTGATCACCGGCTACCAGCTTGTCGTCGGACAACTTCTCCGCGAGGTTGACGATGGCCTTGACCACTTGCGGATCGACAAAGCCTTGGCTGGTCGGATCGACTCCGGCGGTCACCGCGGCGCGGCGAGCCAGTTCGATCTTCTCCGGCATCTTGTCACCCCACACCTTCTGGAGTTCGGCGCGTCCGGTTTCCAGTTGCGTTTCGATCATCTGGGCGGCGGCTTGGTTCATCAGCGCGGCCCGCTCCATGTCGAACTTCATAAACTCCTGCATCGCGGCGGCAGGCACGTTGTGCTTGTGCGCCAGTTCCGCGGCACGCTTGGCCACGCTCTCATCCCAGACGACGCCTTCGGGCAGTTGCTCCGGTTTGAGGTTGTAGGCTTCGGGAGATTCGGGAACGCCGATGGCCTTGCGGTAGGCGGCAATTTCCTCCGGCGTGGACTTCTCGCTGGGGGGAACGATGGCGTTGGCCTTCTTGCCCAAGAGTTGCTCCAGCCCTTGGTAGGACTTGGAAAGGCTTTCAACGTCAGCCTTGTCGTTGCGCCAGAATTTCTCCGGTAGCCATTCGGGCTTTTCGGTTACTTCGGGCGCTGGCGCGTTGGTAACGCTGGCAGGCGCACTGGAAAGGAGTGTCCCTTCGGTTGTGACGCTGGTGTTAGCAGCGGGTGCGGTGGACGCGGGAACAGCGGCGTCCGCGGTGGTGCTGATTTCGGAGGTGGTGGTTGCATCGATCATGGTGGTGTTGGTTGGTTAGTGTTTTGACTAAACCGCGTTTAGCGGAGGACTTCGGTGGAGGGCCGCTCAACGTCGGCATCTCCGACGACGGGCAGCGAAAGTTTGTGTTCGATAAAAAGGATGACCTCGCGCTGGCCGTCACGCACCGCGGCGGCGATGGGGTCAAACGGACGTCCCAGCGTGCGTTCAAAGGCTGGCCGGTTCATGCGGAAGTAGGCGCGGAGGTTGTCCAAGACGACGCGGCCATCCTCGCTGTCAAAGCAGCGGTAGTAGGCGTTGTTAATGCGCTGGATGCTTTTGCTGCGCTCCAGTTCTTTGTCGTTGGTCATTAGGGGCGAGGGCGGTTTGGCATGGCTACACTCCGGTGGCTTGATTCATCAAACGGCCAAGGGCGCTGTCCTGCTTGACGCTACCGGCCTTCCCTGCGGCCTCGGCCATCGTGAGCATCTCCTGCTGCTGCTGCATTTGCGCTTGAGCCTGTGCGCGGGCGGCGCGGGCCTCCTCGACCTCGTCCTCTTCGGCCAGCCAGTCGGCGGGCAGTCCGTCGTTGCGGGCGGTTTCGCGGGCGATGACGTCCCACTTGAAGTTGTCCAGCACTTCGGGGCGCACTTGGGCGATGATCGCGTTGCGCTCCATTGTCCTTGCCAAGGAAAGGTTGTGCATGGCGCGGATGGCGAGCGCGACCTTGCTGACGTAGCTGACTTCCGGCTCCGGCAGCATGGGCTGGCCCATTGCGTCCATCTGGATCGCGTCCTGCGGCGGCGGGGGAAAATGGCCGTTGCGGATAAGGATGCCAAAGACTCCGCGCAGCATGGGCGAAAGAAGTTCG